CCATGATCGACAATATTCTTCAGAAGTATGCTGAGACAGGCTTTTTGACCGATCCTTTTTCTCCGAAGCGTCCGATCCAATTTGGCGACTTTTCTGACGTTACGGATTTTCAGACTGCTCAGAATTCTGTTGCTCGTGCCACAGAGTACTTTGAAAGTTTGCCATCGCACATTCGCGCTTCTTTTAGTAACTCTCCCGCCGAATTTCTTCAGGCGCTTAACGATCCTGAACAGCGTAGTAAGCTCGAAGAGCTTGGTTTTGTTGCTCCTGAGCCTTCTAAAGAGCCTCAGTCCACTCCCGCTACTGAGGTTAAACCGTCTGATTCTGACAACAACGGGTAAGTACTAATAACAAATACATGGGATGGTTTCCATCCCTTCAAAATCCCTTCGATCGCCCGCTTGCGGCGATCTTTTTTTTCAGATATCTCAACGATTTGCGCACGGGTACACACCGGAAACAGTTACGTACTTGATGTAACTGGTTCCGGTGACACCCCGATGCACGTGCGGGTACCCAACGCACTGCTCGAATGTTTGCTTTTCCTTTGACTTGTGGTATATGCTTTGCCCTACGGTGATAAAGCTTTTTGAGTCTTGGGTTTTAGAGCCGTAAGGCGGCTGGTCGAGGGCTTTCGGACTAAGCCGCCTTTTTTGTTTCTATAGCTATGGATTTTTTAGATGTCATCTGTTAATCGCTCTACTCAGCATCTGTTTTCTCAGATTCCTTCGACTCAGATTCCTCGATCGGTCTTTGACCGTTCTCATGGTTATAAGACAACTTTCAATTCTGGTTATCTTGTACCTTTTTATGTTGATGAAGTACTTCCTGGCGATAGCTTTAAGCTGACAGCTACTTTGTTTGCTCGTTTGGCTACGCCGATTGTTCCTTTCATGGACAATCTTTATTTGGAGACTTTCTTCTTCTTTGTTCCGAATCGTTTGGTTTGGGACAATTGGCAGAAGTTCAATGGTGAGCAGAAGAATCCTGCTGATTCGACGGACTTTTTAATTCCGACGGTTTCTGGTACGAATGTTCAGAATCAAACACTCTGGGATTACTTTGGTCTTCCGACCAATGTCAGTAAAGCTTTGAAAGTAAATGCGCTTCCTTTCCGCGCCTACAATCTCATTTTCAATGAATGGTTCAGAGACGAGAATCTTCAAGAATCTTTGAAAGTTCCAACTGGCGACGGTCCGGATAATCTTTCTGATTATGTTTTGGTTCGTCGTGGCAAGCGTCACGACTATTTCACATCTTGCTTGCCTTGGCCGCAGAAAGGTCCTGGCGTGGAGATTTCGCTTGGTGGCGCTGCGAAGGTCTCTGGCGATTTTAGTTTAGCGGCTCAGTACGGTTCGTATCATGTTGATAACGGCCTTAGTTCCGTTAGTAATTGGTCTACCTCTTATCCTGTTTCTTTTACTGATTCTGTTAATTTAGGTTCGAAGGATCAGCAATGGAGACAAGTTCCTAAAACCATTCCTTTGAGTATTACTGCAACTGATCCTTCGGATCCAGGAAGAATTTCTTTTTATGCTGGTCGTGGTTTAGTTTTAGCTAACAATTTGTCTGCTGATTTGTCTGGTGCTACGCCGATTTCCATTAATGATCTTCGTCAAGCTTTCCAGATTCAAAAGCTCTATGAACGCGACGCGCGCGGAGGTACGCGCTATACAGAGATCTTGCGTTCTCACTTCGGCGTAATCTCGCCTGATGCTCGTCTCCAGCGTCCTGAATATCTCGGTGGTTCGTCTGCTCGTATTTCGATCAATCCTGTGCAGCAGACGTCTTCTACGAATGAGACGACGCCTCAAGGTAATTTAGCGGCTTACGGTGTAGTCTCAGATAGTTTTCATGGTTTTTCGAAGTCTTTCGTTGAACATGGTTATGTTTTTGGCTTTGTAAACGTCCGTGCTGATTTGACTTATCAGCAAGGTCTCAATCGTATGTGGTCTCGTCAAGGTCGTTTTGACTTCTATTGGCCTGTTTTGGCGCATCTTGGCGAACAAGCTGTTCTTAACAAAGAGATTTATGCGCAGGGTACTGCTGACGATGACAACGTTTTTGGCTATCAAGAGCGTTATGCTGAGTATCGTTATTATCCTGGTCAGATTACTGGCAAGTTCCGCTCGACTGATCCACAGCCGCTCGATTCCTGGCATCTTGCTCAGAAGTTTTCTTCTTTGCCGACATTGTCTTCGCAATTCATTCAGGATAATCCGCCGGTCGAGCGTGTAATCGCTGTTCAGGATGAGCCGCAGTTCTTGTTCGATTCGTATATTCGTTTGAAGTGCGCTCGTCCGATGCCTGTGTATTCAGTGCCTGGCCTTGTTGATCATTTCTAAGGAGTTGTTATGGCTTTAGTTATTTGGCTTGCCGTTGTTGGCACAGTTATTGTTTTTGCTTTAGGACAGTAGTCATGGGTTTCGGATGGGCGGAAGCCGCTTCAGCTGTCGGCAATTTAGGTAGTTCTGCTTTAGCTTCTTTCGTCAACTGGAAGCATCAGAAAGAGGTTATGAAGAATCGACATCAATGGGAAGTCGAAGATCTTCGCAAGGCAGGCCTCAATCCGATTCTTTCCGCTGGCGGTCAAGGTACTTCAGGCAACGCTCCGGTCGTTGAGCCGGTTGATGTCGCCGGAGCAATGCACTCCGGCGCTGATAAAGATTTGAAGGAAGCTCAAGCTAAGCAGGTTGAATTTCAGAATTCTGCTTTGGCTGCGGACACTGAGCTCAAGAAAGCTCAGACTGAAGTTGCCAAGGAAGCGTCTCTTCTCACTTATGCGCAAGCCGTCGGTCAAGGCTGGCAGAATCGCATATCTGGTGAGACTTTAAAGCAAGCTGAGAATGCTACTGCGAATTCTGCTTTAGCTACTGAGCGCAATCGAATGGTTTTTGACTATATGAAACAGAATCCTGCCGCTTGGAAAGCTGGTCAGTTTATGCAGTTGTTGAACCCCTTTGGTACTGCTGCGCCAGTTGTCAATTCTGCTGTTGGCGCTGCGAGGTTGGCTAAGTGATAGATACGATCTTAAAGTTCGTCAATGTCTTGCTGAATTCTGGTTCTGCGATCTGGGAGGCCTTTAAGGCCGTTAAGAAACTTTTTAAAAAGTGAGGTTTATATGTCTCGTCGTCGTCATAAGCTTTCTCGTAAGGCATCTAAGCGTATTTTCCGTAAAGGCGCATCTCGCACGAAGACTTTGAATACTCGTGCTACGCCCATGCGTGGCGGTTTTCGCATTTAAGCGTTAACCCTATTTGCCTGCCGCGGTCGTCATAGTTATCATTTTGAACATCTCAATTTCATTTGGATCTCGCTATGGCTACTGCGGCTTTTCGGCTTACTCTTAAAGACTTTGGCGTCTGCTGGCTAATTCCTGGTGAAGAAAGCTATGTTGGTCGTCGTAAGTTGGTGACTTGGACGCTTTATCGCGATCGTCCTTGGGTCGCTCTTTGTTCATTTCAGGTTCGCTTTCGTTCTTCTCGTGAGACGATTTTGCGTGAGCTTCATATTGCTTGCTTAGAAAAATGCCTTGCTTTCACCCGATAACAGCGTATCGTCTTGCTGGTCAGAAGACTAAAGATGGACAACGTAATGCGATAACGTTTGATCCGTCTAAAGCTATTCCTTTTTCTGAGTTCAAGGTTCCTTGTGGCCAATGTATTGGCTGCAGACTTTCTAAGTCGCGCGAATGGGCCGCTCGATGTGTTGTTGAAGCTAAGTCACATAAGAACAACATGTTTCTTACGCTGACTTATGATGATGCTCATTTGCCTGCTGATGGCTCACTTCATTACGAGCATTTTCAGCTGTTCATGAAGCGCATGCGTAAATACTTCATGAGCCGTTTTGGTCAACAGCTTCGCTTTTTTATGTGTGGCGAATATGGCGATAAGCTTGGCCGTCCGCATTACCATGCTATTATTTTTGGCGTGTCTTTTGTTGATAAGAAGCTCTGGTCTATTCGTCGTGGCAATAACTTATATCGTTCTGCAACGCTTGAGAAGCTTTGGCCCTTCGGGTTTAGTTCGATTGGCGCAGTTAATTTCGAGACTGCGGCTTATGTTGCTCGCTATGTCACAAAGAAAATTACAGGTCCTTTAAAGTTAGAGTACTATGACGGCAAGGTTGCTGAATTTTGTCATTGCTCTTTGAAACCTGGCATTGGTCATGACTTTTGTGAAAAGTATATGACTGATATTTATACTAATGATCGACTTATTCTTAGCGAGAAGATTATGATGAATCCTCCAGCTTATTTTGATAAGTTGTTGGAGCGTTCTGATATTGTTCGTTATGAAGAGATTAAGCGTCTTCGCGAAAAGCGAGGACGCGATTTTGAAGATACTGGCGAGACTTCGCCTCATCGTCTTTCAGTTCGTGAACGCGTCCAAGAACTGAAAGCCGCTAAACTCAGGCGCGTTATGGAAGAGAATCAATCATGATACTTAAAGTTTTTTCTGTTTTCGATTCGAAACTTCAGGTTTTTAATACGCCGTTCTTTAGTCGTTCTGCTGCTGATGCATCTCGGTCTTTCTCTGATCTCGTTCGCGATAGTCGCACCACTGTCGGTCAGCATCCTGATGATTTTTTCTTGTATGAAATTGGTCAGTATTCTGACGAAACTGGAGAGCTTGTAGCCTGCGCTCCGACCCAGATTGCCGCTGCTACTGCTTTTGTGTCTACGCTTGAGGACGTCAAAGCGGCCGCGCCTGCTAAGTCCGAAGTCTAAGTACAGACGCGGCCGCAACATTGGAAATTCTTTTAATCAGTCCTCGCGCAGTTCGAGGACTTTTTTATATGGAGCTTATATGAAGTTCAAAATTAATCACACAAATGCTACTGCCGAAGGCATCGTTTTTACAGATCCGTCGATGACTCAGCAACATAAGCCGCAGTCTCGAAATTAACTGC